TCCCGCACATCGTTCCAGATCGGTTCAACCGTCTCGCGCTTGGAGAAGCGCACGGTGGCGCGGGCGTCCTCGGCCGTCAGCTTCACACTGCCGGATTCGACCACGCCGATCTGATCGGAGATGCTCCAGGCCGAATGCGCATCGAGCAGCGGCGCGCCCTGATTGAGGCGGTCGACCCGGACATGCTCGGCCTTCAACGAGAGTTTCTCGAGATAGCGTTTGCCGGACCAGTAGTCGAACCGCTCGACCGGCGCACCCGTCGAGAAGATCAACTCGACGGTCCGCTGCTCCTCGTCGACCGTCGCCACATCCGCGCGAATCGACAAGGCTGGCAGATCCACCGTCTGGGTCTGCGAGGGCGTCCGCGAGGCACGCATGCCGGCAGGATGAGGCAAGCCCCACCGCCAGTGAAAGGGGGTTATCTCTCGTTTGCGGCCATTTGCGGCCGTTTACCGGTATTGCTATTCGAAGGGCCGGCCGTAGCGGCGGGCATCGGCCATCAGGATCCGCAATCGTCCGCTTGGCGTACGACTCGCCCGCAACGCGCCCTTGCGGATGTCGCGATAGACCGTATCAATGTGGACATCCCAGTACCGCGCCAGCCGCGAGGGGGAGACGTAGGCCGCTTCGTCCTCGCGATGCGAGATCTCCGCCGGCGCGACCTGCGTGGTGCGATCGGCACGCGTGATCATCGTCGGCCTCCTACGATGGCGCCGAGCCAGTCCAGCACGCGCGCTTCCCCGTGCGCCGCAACGAGCTGCTCGAGCGCTCGCGCCGCGGCGGCGTCATCGTCGTCGGTGCTGGGCGCCGATGACGGCGCCGCTCCCAGCGACTGCGCCTGGCCGGCCTGCGTCATCCTCCGCGGGTCGCTATCGAGGACCAGGCCGAGCTTGTCAAGTGTCTGGTTGTCCGCGGCCATCTCCTCGAGGAGCTCGACGGGGTCATACCCACGCTCGCGGATCACTTCCGACAAGGTCGTGATCCCGGCGCGGATATTCCGCATGTGCGCGAGGCCCTCCTTGTCCGGCTCGATCATCACCATCGGCGGCGCCGTCCATTTCGCCACGGGTTCCTCGCGCACCACACCGGCAATCAGCGCCGCCTGCATCGCCCACCCCCAGACCGGGCCGCAGAACTGCGGCACGAGGAGACGCCAGCGCCAGTCCTCGACGCGCGCCCAGTGGCGCAAGCGAGACATCCTGGCCGCACTAAAGGGGAGATCGGTGTAGTCACCCGTGAGGTCCTCGTAGGTCACCCCGAGGCCAGCCGCGATGCCGCGGAGGCTCGTCGCCACGTAGTCGCTGTACTCACGCACCGTGGGGGGCTGCACGACGTTGACGTCACGGCCGGGCGGCACGTTCAGAATCGCCCCAGGCTCGAGCAGGTCAAGCTCGGGTGACTGCGTGCGATCGGCGGTGCCGAGCGCCGGCGCCGTCCCATCGACATCGCTCGTGATGACGGCCAGACAGGCCGCGATTTTCTGCTTCATCAGTGTCGCGTCTTCGAATTCGTCGAAGTCCTTAAACCGAAGCAACACCGGCGCAAACCAGGACGCGCCGCGGAGCTGCCCGGGCCGACGGCCCCTAAAGATGTGCAGCACGCTCGACGCCGGCACACGCTGCGACGAGAGCGACCCCATCCCCAGCGCCGAGCCAGGATGTTCCGGCAGGAGCCAATACGCGACACGGCGCCCGAGGGCGTCGAGCTCGACCCCGTGCACGATGCGGCCACCGTTGCTGAGGGTTCCCAGCTTGGCGGTATCGAGCACGTCCGGCTCGAGCACCTGCAGTTGCAGCGGAATCGGCAGGTTGTCTTCCGGCCGGCGGATCCGCCGCCGCACCAGCACTTCCCCCGACTCGACGACGGTCTGCATGACGAGCTTTTGGAGACCATAGAAGTCGTGCTGCCCATGGGCATCACAGGCGGTCGATCCCGCCCACGCATTCCACGCATCAAGCGCGCTGGCGTTGGTCGTTTTCGCGACGATGCCCCAACCCACCGCGTCATCCACGATCGTCCGGAGCGCGCTCTCGGCGTGCGGGTTGTTCCGCACGAGGTCCCGCGCGACGTCGCGGAGACGGCCGACGAAGGGGGCGGTCGAGGAATTCGGATCGCCTGAACTCCGGCGCCACCCCTGCGTGCGGCGACCAACAGAGGCGCCTTCGTAATGCCGCGCCACGATCTCGAGCGCCACGCGCGCCCGTTGCCGACGGAGCGTCCAGCGGGGCGCGGGAATCGCGGTGAGACGATCGATCCAGTGCATCAGACCCCCTTCGACGTCGCCGCCAGGCGATGCGTCCGCGTCTGTGAGCTCTGGGCCGCGACGTCGTGCTCCATGATCGAGAGGAGCTTGAGCATGTCGTCGATCGAGTGGAACGTCACCGACTGGTCGGCGAACGTGATCGACCGGACGCCGCGGCCGGTGCTGATCGCCGCTTTCAGAGTGTCAACGTCGCTTTGTGTCCAGGCCATAGTGTTTAACTCGTGATATCCCTCAGATTCCGCACGTAGAACCACACCTCGTGCGTCGCGCGCCCCCCGCCGAGGAGATGAAAGTCGAGCGTGAGGATCCGACGTTCCTCCGCAGCGCCCCCGAGAATCGGCATGTCCTCAGACACGAATTGAAAGAGGAAGAAGCCGAGCACGACGGTGCCGCCGTTCGCATCCTTCGCTTCGATGCCGTCTCGGCTATTCACGATGCTTCCGCTGGCCACGTCGCGGAGGGACAGCAAGACGCTCGTGATCTGCGCCGGTTCGGCGGGCAGGCCATCAGGGGCCGCCAGCGCGGCACGATACTGATACGTCGACCGCTCGGGCACAAACTGCGTCGGTGGAAAGAGTTTCACACCCATCGATCACCCCATGAGCTCGTCTCGCGGAACCGCGAGCGGCGGGACAAAGCGCTCTCGCGAAACCGCGAGCGGCGGGACAAAGCGATCGGACACCACGAGCGGCGGCACCAGCCGATCATCGAAGACCCGCAGATGGGCGAGCGACGGCGGCGGCGGCGCGACGAACACGTTGTGGCTGCCCCAGGGAACAAACCGCAGGGCCCGTGTCCAGAGCGTGGCCGCGCGGGCCCGAAGGCTCTGCGTCCCTGAAATCACCGACACCCACGTGTCAGGCTGCGCCGGTAGCGGACCATCGGTCGTCTCGGGCACGCGCCAGGCGTGCGGAGCGATGACCGCGGCTCGACGAGTGAATGCGGCGGCAGCCTGGCGCAGCGCGCTCGTCCCGCTGACGGGGGACGTCCACGGCATCGCGGGTACTTGCTCGACGTCCTGAGCGGGCGACCAGAAGATCTGACGAATCGCGGCGCGCGTGCTCGTGCGCCAGCGCCAGGCGCGCTGGGCCTCGACGCTCCGCGTGCCCTGCACCGGCTGCGTCCAGGTGCTCTCTTGCGGCGGCAGTGGACCGTTCAGATCCTGCGCCGTCTCCCGCAGGTAGGAGGCGGCGATGGCGGTCCGCGCCGCGTACGTGGCGGCCTGTGCGCGAAGACCCTGCGTACCGCTCGTCGGCTGCGTCCGCGTCGGTTCTACCGGGGGCGCGACGAGAGGATCCCACGTCCACGCAAACCGCAGCGTGAGCGTCCGCGGCGCCGTCGACAGCCACCGCTGCTGTGCCCGCCGGATCGCCGAGGTGCCCTGGACAGGCTGGGCCCAGGGGACGAACGCCTCCTGCGCAGGCTCGCTGCCGCTGTCGCCTCGACTGGCCCCATACCAGAGCAGCCAGATCAGATTCTGGTACGGCTTCGGGCCGAAGACCGGCGGGGCCCAACTCGGGCCATCACTGGCCTCTGGGTCCACGGACGCGTGCCGAAGGACAAAGCCGGCCTTAAACCCGATCCCGCGAGTCGTCGCCTGCTGCCGCTGGAGCGAGAAGGTGCCGGGAATGGGCGCAGTGGACGTGCTCTCCTGTACCCCCAGCGGGGTCTCGTCACTCGTGACGAACAACGCCCACTGGCGACGGACGGCCCGAGCGCGATAGTCGCGGTGCGCAGCCTGGAGCTGCCCTGTGCCGGGGACTGGTTGCGCGACCACCG